ACATAATTAACATCGGGAAATCATCTTTGACATAGAAGTTTAACATTTCATTGTCAAATAATACATGAAGTGGACTAGAGAAATCTAGCGTTGCTGATTCTCCAATGTTACCTTCTAACTCAATAGAAGTTTCAAACTTGTTTGTATTATTAGTAGCACTAGACATAGATAACTTATTCTTATCATGTTCATAGTTAAGGTGATAAACACCACTACCGATTAACTCACAAAGTTTCATAGTCTCACTAAATGTATTAGAATCTAACTGAAACGCACCTTCAAACTTTGACTTGTTAAACTCAAATAGAGTTTCTAGGTTTTCTTCAAAGCGTGTGTCTATCACATACTGACCCATACGATTAATAGCATCCATGTTTGGATGATTAACAACAATAGGTTGTGTGACTTTACTACTACCATTTGTCATAGTAATAATATCATTACTGTTTATCTCTACATCACCACTAAATTTCTTTAGATACTTTAGTAGTGTTTCTGTTTCTGCAACAAAGACACCATCTTCTTCACCATCAACTGTTAAATTAACTTTAACAATTAGTGAATTGATAGCATCAGCGTTCCATAGACTCAATGTATTATTGTGTAGTTTAGCATAGAAATACTCTACCAAACTACCATTAGTAACACTCGCACCTTTCACATATTTTCCTTTCAATTGTATGTCTGTCAAAGACTTGACAAACTCTTTTGCATCTACTGTAAATTTCATATTGTTCCCTCCTTCAATTCTTTCAAACCATTCCATGTAATGTTAGGTGGTGTTCCTTGTCTTGTAGTCCACTTAGAACCGACAAGTTTACCATTTGTTCTACTACCTATCAATTCAGCAAAGAAGTGTAATTCTCCTTTAATCATTTTCTTAGAGCAGTAAATCTCTTGTTCTAGTTTACCTCCCCAATCCTTCCACATTGGCTGAACTCCAACAGGAACATTGTCCATGTATTTTTCAGTCTCATGCGTAATGAAGATTACATCACACTCTAAGTTATAGATAGTATCTAGCAAGTAGTAGAATGCTTTGTTTCTGTTACCATATTGAAACGGCATAATCTTAGTTACAACTCTAGGATTAGGATTTACTTTCAACATACATGAAGATAACCAAGTATCTACCCCGTCAATAACAAAGATAGGCTTTTCACCATTCTTGATTGACTCTCTAGCATGGTCTATGAATTGTAGTGAACGGTCTTCACTTTCATTAATATCAACGATATTGTCTTTAGTCATGACAATAGGACAGAATACTTCTATTCTATCTGTAGCGTCATGATGCTGATACCATGTGGATTCTACTCCTCTATCCCAATCAAGAACGAATATCTTTCTATCGGGAAAATCTAACGCTAATCCGGTCTTACCCGTCTTAGGTTCTCCCCAAATACCTAATACCATTCTAGCCTTTCTGTTCTTTCTCTTTTCTAACATCATCTGTTTAAAATTTAATTTCTCTTTCTTAAAACTCAAGTAACTCACCTACTTCTTCTTTATCTATTTTTATTTCCTTTCCTTTTATTTTGCCCCAAGCATTGATTATATCACATAGTTCGTTTCTAGTATCACAAACATATCTTGTGTCCTTTCCGCCAACATGCAATTTAACCCAATAACTATCAGCATAATTCATATTCTTATTCCATGTTAAGAACTCTACTTCATCTAAATCAATGATGAAACTGCCGTTCTTTAACAGGAATCTATTTTCTATTAATCCTTTTCTTATCATTTTTATTCCTCATAAATAGGCTTCGCACCTAGTCGAGCATCAATCTTTTTCCACAAGTTCACACTTACACTTGCTTATGAAGAGGGGAACAACAACAAACCCCCCTTTGGAATTAATCAAAACCAATCAAAGTCTTCCTCAATTTGTTCTTCGACTTCTACTGGTGAACCAACAACACTAGTTGCTAAAAGACCACTAGTATTGATAGTGACAGGCTCGGCTTCTCCTTCTACTATTCTTTGTGATGTTCTACCAATAACAATAACTTCCGAACCGATACCAAAGTCTATGTTGATATGTTCGGGAATCCAACAAGTAGTCATGTTAGACTCACCATCATAATCGAAGTCAGCATCCAAATCTGTTATATTTAGAATTCTGTTACCATTAGCCGTTGGTGTCATATTCATATTACATACAGTTCCCATAGTTACAACAAACCTATCTTTGGTTGCTAACGCTTGTTGATTTACATGCGCTCTATCAATATCAATCAAATCACTAATGTTGTTCTTGTAAGACTCCATTAGTAGTTTCTCAAAGTCAAAGCCTTCCATGTTTCTATAAGAATCATCTTCGGGATTAATGTCTTCATTTCTAACTAAACTCTCTTTAGTTGCCATAGTCATACCATATAGGTTAGTTCCGTCGTCACTAAGGATTGCCTTGAAATGAACCCAATCAAAAGTATTCGGGCTAAATTCTACCCCGCCTTGATTCTTGTAAGAGAAATAATAAGATTGCATTTCTCCGCCTTCTACACTACCAAAGAAAATACCGCTTCTTCTAAATTCATTTACTGGAAGAGGCTTACCATATCTTCTGTTTTCTGCACCACTTGGGTAATTCGCCAAACTATCTAACGGAATAATAATACTACCGTTATCCAATACTTCTGCTCCTTCGTTTAGGGTCTTAACTACTGCTTCTTGAAAGTCACCTTTGTAGTTTCTAGCAATAGTAAAGGTTCCATCATCGTTTTCTGTGGCAACCGCAACAAGGCCATCTTCTAACGCTTTATCGTTATCACGGATGTATTCTTCTTTTGCTCTATTTCTGTTCCATGCCATCATGTCTCTAGGTGCATCTAATGAGATAAACAAACCAAAAGCACTCTTAACTAAACTGTTAGAGCCATTATTATTGTTCTTCTTCATTCTCATGTTACCACGCACATAGTTCCTAAGCATAGCAAGAGCAATCGGATTGTTAGCATCCAAATTGTTTTCCTTGCATATTGAAACATATTTGTCAGTCAATTCCTCGACTGAAACATTCATATGCTTCGCACCGTTTTCTATTTCTTTTCTTATTTTATCATCGTTTATATCCATATTTTTTTCCTCCTGTTTATATTTGTCCTACCATCCATGATATTATCACTTTAGGGGTCATGGTAGTAGAACGATATTCTGTTTCCCCTATTATCCTAAGAAGTTTAAACTTCTCTTTGGACTCTAAACCTTCTGCCGCTAAGACAGAATTGTGTAACGCTAGACATATTTCCTTCACGCTTCTTCCTCCATACAAAATGTCATGTAATTTATCCAATGTTTCATTTGGTTTTTTATTAAGTATTAAATTTAGTATTTCATCGAACTCTTTTAATGAATCCTGCACCTGTTTTCTTAGCGTGAAATTTGAGGCTTTGGCCGCTTGAATCTCGGTTATTGCCCTGCGTAAATCACCATCTAAATCATATATAAAGCGAGCCAAATCTTCGTCTGCGAAGCCTTCGACCTGTTCTTTATCGAGAATGTTTTTGATAACTTCAAGAACTATCTCGTTCTTTAGTGGGTTGAATCTGTAATTAGCACACCTGCTTTGAAGTGGAAAGATAATTCTTGACTTATCATTACAAGTAATGATGAATCTAATATTGTTAGCATATCTTTCCATAATTCTCTTCAAGGCATTTTGAGCATCACTAGTCATACCATCCATTTCGTCTAATAACATTATTCTAAATGGCGCATCACCTAATGTTCCGCTTTGTGCTACTTGTTTTATTGTAGTTCTAACAGTTTCTAGTCTTCTATCATCACTAGCATTTACTTCAAAGAAGTTATCTTTGAAAGTGTCGCCTAGCATAGACTTAGCAAGTGCAATAGCCGCACCTGTCTTACCTGTTCCTTGCATTCCATAAGCAAGAACATTAGGCATGTTCTTTTCTAATACCCATTGTTCTGCATCTAATACAAAATGCTCTTGTCCTGCAATATCACTTAATTTACTTGGTCTGTATTTTTCTGTCCATAACATTACAAAGCCTCCAACTTGAATTCTATTTGCCTAACTAAATTATACACGATTTCACTTAACCAACCATGAGGTTCTTCAATATCAACATCTCCTATATTATGTAGAATATCAGTAATATAGCCTTCTGCGTTATTAGCCCATTCGAGTAATTCTTCAAGTTGTTCCGCTTCATATATCTTTTCTTTTAGTTCTTCACTTTCGCTTGCTAGTTCTTCGCTTTTCTTTCTTAATTTTTCACTTTTCATTTTTATTCCTCCTCCATTTTAATTAATTCTTGTTGTATTGGTTCATAGTCGGGTAGTAATGCCCCGCCTAACCAATAGAGAAACAATATCGTTATTGCTCCTATTAAGAACTCTAACATTCTCTATTCCTCCATATTGTTTGTTTTGCTTGATTACAAAATCCAACCTTAGCATAGTGTATTCTAAGTATCATTTGTAGTTGATGAGTCGTAGGCATACCTTTCTTTGAAGGCATACCTTTGTTTGTTTTTGCGCTATACAATCTATCTTTGATTTCTCCGGTTGTCATTTCTTTTTCGCTTAACATTTTTGTTATTCTATTTTTTACTAATTTATTTTTGCTCATACTGTCGCCTCACTCTTCTAAGTAACATACCGAACTCGGTATTTGTCATTTCATATTTAACTCGCTTAAACGCAACCCCCTCTAAATTGACTTCTTTGAGCCAATCTTTATCTAGGGCATGCCCATGAACTATTACATATATTTCTTTATTACTTAAGTTAGGATTTCTCTCCATAACTTTCTCTACTCTTTGTTTCATTATTTTCTTTGGCATTTTTATTTCTCCATATTATACAACTTGTTTTATTATCATATCCAACCTCTTCAAAATAACTACCTAATATATTAGTTAATTGTCTAAAGGTTAAATCACTTCTTTGAGAGGATTGTTGTAACATCCTATCATAAATCTGTTTAGTAGTTAGTTCGTCGTCTGCTACTATTCTTATTAGTTTATTAATTGCTCTTTTTTTACCTGCACGAACCTTCATCAAAAATCACCTAATGTAGTTTGTTTAACTTTAGTTACGGGTTTCGATTTACGAACCCGCTTCTCACCTAAACCTAAAAGGCGGCACTCACTATTATTTAGTTTGCTTTTGGCAAACTTCACAAACTCTTCATCCTTAGTTAATTGTTTGAAAATTCTCTTATCAGCATTCTTTATTCCTAGTCGCCTTAACAACGAAGGAACTTTAGAATACTGCTTCCTAATCGGCATATTCATTCTTCCATAGAATCTACCATCATAGACATAAGCAAGCATTTCATAGAAGTAGTCCTGCGACCATCTTCTTCTAACTCTACCATCAATAAATAATAACTTATTGGGGTTTGAGTTTACACACAGCCAATTCATAAGTTGAGTATCGGAAGGTTTGTTCACCTTCAATACCTTACAAACTAAGTCCCTATCAGTTTCCTTCAAGAAATAACTTACAAGACTAAAAGTATCTTTCTGTAATGAGAAAGGTTCCTCGCTTCTTGGAGCAATATCCTGTATCGAATCATACAAGTGCTTGGTTGAACCTGCTCTTTTTATTTTACACAAAGCCTTGATTTCTTTTGGAATGTTCTTTTCATTGAGGGAAGTCATAATCAACTCTCCTCTATACCGTCTAATTATATTCAATATAGCATCTTTCTGTGCATTGTAATGTATATCTTCTATAATAAGTCCATTTTCAACATTAAGTGAATTTGCGTCTATTTCAATTTCATTCGCAAATAACATCGTAGCATCTGGAAGCATCTCTTTTGCTTTAGTCGTCTTTCCTGTTCCTGTCTTTCCTGTAATTATTATTGGTCTATTTTTATTCATTGTGGTTAATCCCACTACATCAACTCCTTTAATTTAAATAATTCTTCTAATCCTTCTAGTTGTAAATGTCTGCCTTCTGCAACTATTCTAGTTGCTTTTCTAAAGGAATCCATTTCTCCTTTTGCATCGGGTAGGGATTTACAGAAGTTCTGTAAAATATACACTATGTTCTTGATACCGCCTATTTTCAATATAGGTCTAGGTCTTTTTTTGCTCTCTTCAAGAAATAATTTACTACTTATTTCGTGCTGAAGGAGGCTTCTTTGTAAAGCATTTAGGAACTTTTCTGTTCCTCTAATACTTATTTTTAGTTTAACTCTATATCCTATCTGTAGAGAGTTGTTTCTTTCTACTATTATTTCTGTATTAGCAATAGATAAGAATATTCCTGTCAAGTTATCTCTACTAAACATCGGATTCTACCTCACAAAATCCAACATATTCGCTATCTACTTTCATGTATTCTAGTCCTTCGTGTAGTAAATATCTAATAAAATCTTCATGTTTCTTAAAAGAGCCACCTAATACTATATTCAAGTTAATATTTTCTTCTCTATTGAATATTCTAGCAACATCCTCCGGTTCTTCACTTTCTATAATAACCATGTTCTTTTCAAAGTCTTTCACTAGTTCTACATCCGAGTTTACTCTTAGAGCCACAAACAATCCCTTAGTTAAAATAAACAACTCTTCTTCACCAATATCGGAATATGTGGCAAAGGTGAATATAGATGCTATTCCATATTTAGCAACTAGTCTTTTTACTTCTTTAGGCCTGTTCATAGTAGTCTCTCCACATCTTCTATTGTATTTATATCAGCAACAAACTTATCATGCCGTATTCTTTTACATCGTGGGAATCTTAATCCATAGTTGCCCTTTGCATCTTGAGTAACTAAGTCTGCTGATACTTCTAAGACAACTCTCGGTAATAAATTGTATGTGCCATTGTTGTAAGTCTCTACATTCTTTCTAAGTTCATTAGTTAGCCAAACTAAATCAGCATCACTAAAGCCCGTTCCGATAGAACCTACTGATTTGAAACCACTATCACTCTTTACAGAAATACCAAAAGTTCCAAACACATTTGCTCTTGAGCCTTCGCCATATTTAGCAGTAGTAATAGCCACATCTAATTCAATGCGAGGAGGCTTGTATTTAGCCCATCCTGCGCTTCTTTTACCTGCCTCATAGGGTAAATTAGTATCTTTGACAATAATGCCCTCAAAACCATCGTTAATCGCTCTATTATAGAATGCTAGAACATCACCGCCCTCTTCCATTCTATGTGCTTGGTCGGGGAGTTGCGAAAACTTACCTAATCTATCGCTATAAGATAAGTCCATTATAGTTTCATTACCGATTTTAAGGCAATCAAATATAACCCACTTGACTTTAACCCTCTCTCTTGCTTCTGCGTGGTCTTTAGAATGAACTCTTGTTCCCATTAGTTTATGTTCAGCAGGTGAACCATCATCCTTAATTGGATATATCTCACCATCAAGAATACAATCTACTTCATACTGTCTAACTGTCTCTACGACATCTTGAAACTGTGGAGTAACGATAGAGCCTTTACGATTAAAAATAATTACATTATCTCCTTGTTTGTGTATTTGGTATCTGTTACCATCATACTTGTAATCTACTATCTTATTTTCCGGCCACTTATTCATAAGAACTTCCTTTGCTAGCATTGGTTTTACAAAAGAACCATGTGATAAATTACACGGAGGGTCTTCTTTCATTTCATAATACATGGTAACATTATACAAGGTATTGAAGTTAGCATGTTTCTTAACTTCACTTAGTTTCTTATCGTAATGTTTTGCTAATATTTTCTTAACTACT